CGACACCATACCGTTTGAACTGAATATCAGCGCCCTGCCGATTTTAGCTTGGTTTCGTTCGCCACTCAGCCTTGGCACTCCAACATTGGAGGCTCAGTGCTCATGAACGAAGCTCAAATCATCTATTACGACTTGCTGCCTGACTACACGGTTTCTGTGTTGGTCAAAGGTTGCGACGAATGGGATTTGCTTAAATCCATGTCTCATCTTGAGTCTTGGGCTTCGTCTCAGTTCGCTTCTTATGAGTTGGTGTCCATCACCAACACGACCGTTGAACAACGTATCAATATGGGGGTGTTCGATGACTACCGCAACTAACATCCTTAAAAGTTTCGATGAGCAAAGCGTTCATATTGATTACCTGTGTTTTACGTTTGCTGTGAAAGACTTACGTCATTGTCATGATGCCGTTCGTCGATTGCACAAGCATGAAGAATACAAAGGCTTTGCCAAATCAGGACTGTTACAGCGTCACTGTCGAGCACCTAAGTTCCCTGCTCCACCTGTGTTTACTCCGACGGTCGCTAAGACGTCTGAAGAAATTGAAGCGTACAACAAAGCGTTTGATATCTGTTACCGCAACTACTTGGAAGATTGTTTACGCATCTTCACCAATCAAGTGCTTGGTTTGTCGTTGTCTGCGCCTCGCGGCTTGGGTTTCCAGTTCTACACCGAATCCATGAAACTGACTTCGCCAGATGGTGAGGACTTCTGCGGCTTCGTTGGTATCGGCGGTAACAATGACACGGTGCATTTCCAAATCAACGGAACGGGATGCAAGCATGTATTTGCCCGTCGTCCTACGTGGTCGCTACATGACTGGCTGACCAATGTACTTGGTGTGCAAACTTTGGCGCGTGTTGACTTGGCCTATGACGATTACGACGGGATTTTTGATTGCGAATACGCTTACAAGGCGTGGCGTGACGACTGTTTCCGCACCGCAGAACGTGGTCGTGGCCCTGTGCTTCATGAAGATATGACCATTGCCAGTATCGGCAAAGACGGCAAACCGATTTACACCAAAGAGCAATACTCGATTGGTTCGCGTACCTCGCGCATTTACTGGCGTATCTACAACAAGGCACTTGAGCAGAAACTCGCGAACACTGGCCTTGTCTGGTATCGCTCTGAGGTCGAGCTTAAAAAATGGAATGTTGATGTGTTGCTGAATCCTGCTGGCGCGTATGCCGCGCTGAATGATTTCGCAGCCTCGATTTCTACTGCAAAGAAATTCAATACCAAACCTGTCCCGACGAAACGCGCCGCGTTAGACCTGTTGGCCTCTGCGCACTGGATGCGCCGCCAGTACGGGAAAATTCTGAACTCTTTAATCGAATTCCATGAGGGCGACATTGAAACCGTGGTCGGTTCCCTTGTCCGTGATGGAACTAAATTCACCTTCCCCGATACCTACGGCAAGTTGGTGACTCACATATTGGAGACTTAACAAATGGCTAAATCCGTTTTTGTACTTGGCATGGATATCACTTGGAACTCAGCACGTGGTGACAGTGCTCAACTGAACGTGTCACGTCCTCTACGTGAAATCAACTCGGAGAAATTCAAACGCCGCACTATCGGTGAATCCGGTGATGTGAATCCCCAATGGGATCAACCGTTGATGATTGACCATGAATATGCCCTGCTTCTTGAGCGCACTGGTGCTCTTGTTCCTCGCCGCGAATACCAATTGCGCTTGGAGATTAATCCAGAAGACCCATTGGCGGGCGCTATCGTGACTGAGCTTATTCCAGTCGACCAAGAAATTAAGAAGCACTTCGAGGCTTCAATGAAACCCGTTCAAGGCTAAAAAATGTCTGTATGCGTCACCGTCGTTAACCAGTATGGCAATTTGAAAGCAACGAAAACGCCTGTTGCGGATTGCCAAGAATACGTGCTGATTTCGGCGGTGGACTACCAAGAATATAAGGAACCAGTCCTCTTCAACGGTGACTTGTTCCTGTATGTCAGTGGCGTGCTCTTGATCAACATGGTCGTTGGTCACTGGGTGGGTCGTGTTGTTCGCCTTATGAGTAAAAGGTAAATCTTATGAAAAAACTAGAACTTGTTGTAACTAACGTAAAACACGCAGTCGTAAACAAAAAAACCGCAGCTGGCGCTGCTCTTATGGTCGCGTCTGTCTCTCCGGCCTTCGCTGAAGTCGATATCACGGGCGCAATCAACTCTGCGGTATCCGGTGGTCAAGCTAACGTATCACTGGTTGTGGCGGGTCTAATTGGTATGGCTGCACTGGGCTTTGGTGTGACTATGGTTGTTGGCTTCTTGCGTCGCTAACGGTTCGCCTCCATGCCTCCTTTATCTGGTAATTTACTTGGAGATGTTCTCGCTATCATTCTAGGTGTTGCCTTTGCGGGGGCATTTCTCCACGGCTTTGTGAGTGGCATCAATACTCACTAATCAGTTAATCAAGGGGGCTTCGGCTCCCTTTTTTATTGGCTTCTTTATGAAAAAACTACTGCTTTTTCTTCCGTTAATCTTTCTGTCTTTTTATAGCCAAGCTTCTGCGACTCAATTTCCCACAACGGGTACCGCAAGGGATGTAGGTGGTATTTTTGATTGTGCTGAGAACGGGAAAAGCTACAACATTGCTAGCGTGCTTTCTTGTCTTGAGAATCGCAGCGTTCCATATAAGAACTACAAAACCACGACGTGCTTTTTGCAAGTGAACAAGTATGGTGGTGGTTCCATTTGTAATGTTTCAGGCGGAGATTATCCCGGTCAAACGGTTAGGTTTAATGGTTGGTATGGGTTTCAGTGTCCTGCTGGCACCGAACTTAACCGAGAAAACATGTGCGAATCGAACTGTGAATTTGGCACCAATCCTGATGGCTCATGCATGGATGCTTGTCAGTTCAAACAGTCCATTGGCGATACGGTGAAATTGTACTGGCACCCTGCCATATACGGCGAATTGGTGACGGGCGCTTGTTACGGTGACTATGGTGCCACTCGATGTGAAATGACTAAGAACGAATCCACCATTATTTGTACTGGCGTTCCTGATGGACAGTACACGCCCGACTCTCAATGCTCTTTGCGCTTTGCTTACACTGGACGTCAGTGTGATGGTGGCACACTTTTCTGGGGTGTGAATGGGCCTGATGAACCCATCATTCCACCGGATACGCCAGAAGACCCAACCCATGACCCCGATGACCCAACCGATGAGATTGAAGACCCAAGTGTCCTACCCGACGATTCAACCAACACGGTTAATCCCGGTGTCGTTGATGACAAGCCGGATGTAGAAGACCCTGACACGGATGAATCGACAGATACGGCAGTCCTTTCTGCTATTAAAGGGCTTAACGTGGATGTGAACAAAGGTATTCATGATCTTAACGTCGATATCAACCAGTCACACGCTGACATCACCAACGCGGTTATTGATGTGAAAGGCTCTTTGGTCGATAACACCCAAGCCATTCAAGAGCAGCAAATCAATGACAACAAGATTTATAACAACACCAAGGCACTCATCCAACAGGCCAACGGCGATATCACTACGGCGGTGAACAACAATACCAACGCGACCATTGGTATTCGTAACGATTTAAAAGGGCTTGGTGATTCAATGGGCGAACTCGATAGCAGCTTAAATGCGATTGAGGGTCTATTGACTGGCTCAGAGTTTGGCACACCTACAGGCACCGCTATCACTGGCGAAATCTTTACGGCAGAAGACTTTGCCAACCTGCAAACCACGATAGATGAAAAAGCCGAATCCATCCAAGGCTATGTGGACGACATTAAAGGCTTAATCACTATCGGTACCAACTTCAACAACGGCACATTAAGCGACAAGTCTTTCAATATCAAAGGCGCAACCGTTGAATCAGGACTACAGCGTTTTGATGCGGTATCGGGTTATGTGCGCCCTGTCGTGCTGTTCATTTGTGCCTTAATCGCCCTTTGGGTTCTGTTTGGTAATCGGAGTAAATAACATGGAATACATCTACTCGGCATTAGAGTTTATTGCCAACATTGGGCAAACCTTTCTCGACTTCTTTGATGTGGCGATTGAATGGATAAAGAACGCGTTTGAATACGGCGCGATGTGGCTTATCTCGGTATGGCTCGATATCAAGATTGCCTCGATACAAATCGCGCTCAAGATTGCGCAGCTGCTGCTCGAAGAATATGGCGTCTATACGCTTGTCGAAGACCGCTTTAATGCGCTTCCCTCTGACGTTCGTTATATCTTGACCGAATACGGCGTCACCTCTGGGCTACGTGTCATCTTTGATGCGTTCGCTACGTCTTTAGTTATGCGTTTCTTTAACTGGTGATTGAATGGCTACTTCATTTCGATACGGTCACGGTGGCTCTTACAAATCGGCTTGCGCCGTGTGGTTTGACTTACTGCCTGCACTGCGTGAAGGTCGAATTTGCATTACGAACATTCATGGTATGCAGCCACTTGAATTGATTGAACAACGCCTTGGTGAAAAGTTTCCTGATACGGCTCGGCTCATTCGCATTAGCTCTCGCAATCCTGAAGGCTTCGAGCTTTGGAAATACTTTTTCTGTTGGGCGCCCATTGGGGCATTCATCCTCATTGATGAGTGTCAGCAAATCTTCTCGGTCAATGCAGGTTTCAAAATGGCGAACATACACAAGCGCCCTTTCACTGACTTTGAGCCTCACTTACCGGAAGGATTCTCCGAGCTGTTTCACTCTCGTTGGCTAACGATTGATACATCCAGTTTGGACAATGGCGAGATAGACGATTGCCAACGCACACGCTTTGATGAGCAAGGACGCATCATCTATCCAGAGAACTTTAACAACGCCTTTATGGAGCACCGGCACTACAACTGGGACATTGTGTTGCTCACGCCTGACTTTGCTCAAATCCCGAAAGAGTTAAAAGGTGTTGCGGAGTTGGCCAAGCAACATAAGGGTAAAGATGGGATCTTCTTTTCCAACCGCAAACCGCGCATCTTGGAACATGACCCAACTCGAACGGTCACCAAACCAAGCAAAGACGATGTGGTTTATAACCTCAAGGTGCCGCTTGACGTCCACCTCCTCTACGCCTCGACTGTCACGGGGCAAATCACCAAGTCGGGGCTTGGAAAGAACATCTTTCTTAACCCGAAATTCTTAGCAGCTATGGCACTGGTCGTGCTTTCATTTGGGTACTTAGTTTATGCGCTTATTGGTATGGTTTCTGATTCTGAGACGACAACTGCGGAAGGAACGCAGCTTCATCAAACTTCGCAGCAAAGTGGCGTTTCGACTTCGCAAGGTCAAGCACGTCCTGGTCAAAGTGGTTCGCCTGGTTCTGTCATGGGTTCTAGTGGTTCTGGCTGTACGGGTTCTGGTTGCGGGAATGAGTCTTATCATGACGTAGGCACCGTTCCGGCTTGGTTCCCACTGGCGAACTCAGAGAGTATCTATGTCTCTGCGGTGGAACGTTGGCACAAAGCCACCTCGATACACGTCAACGTGCATTTTGAGGTTGTCACACCGCGCGGTGTGACTTACCTCGATGACGGATTCCTAAATAAGTTGGGCGTCAAGATGGAATATCTGGACGATTGCCTCGTCCAGCTGTCTCGCGGCGCATCCAACTTCTATGTCACGTGTTCGCCGTATGAGCAATATGCACAACGGCAGGAGCAAGATATTGAACTCAAACCTGTTGGCGGTTTGTTTAGTGGAGACGAAACCTAATGAATGAATACGTAACGCATGGACAGCTGGTTGAAATCATCGAGCTGTTTGATCATCTCTCGATAGTGAACGCCGTCATTGTGGTGCTCGTGTATGACCTTGCGAGATACCTCCTAGGCAAACTGGTCGACTACTTCAATTAAAGGCACGGTGCCAGCCCCGCAGGGATAAGGAGTTGCGGAGCGACGACGAGGCACCAAGCCGCCCACCACAGCAAAACCTAGCCTCATCACTTAATCGGCGCGGTTAGCAGCCCAAAGCCACTTGGATGCAGCCGCCCTCCTTCCTGCTAGACCAGCCTTGCAGAGACTATCCACACCAAAGGCGCGTTAACCTACCGGAACGCTGCATACTCACAACGTCAAAGCTTTGCGAGTGTCGAGCAATGCTTATTCTTCTTTTCTGGGTTCTCTCCGACGGACGCGCGGAGCAAGTGAGGACGGGCTAGGACGATTGCGCGACGTGCGGCGGGAGGTCAAACCCCCGAATCTGTATTACGGGGGTAAATTCCACTACAACACGCGCTCAAGTGTTTATGTTACTAAGACAAAGGAACTCAGAATATGCAACTAACTCCATTTATTGAGACCAAAGACTATAAGAGTTGTTAATCTGGATTTCTTTCGGCACTATATTTTGATTGGTGAGAAGGAAAAGCACAAAGAATGGTGGAAAATGCAACCTAAAACAATGGATGATATCCCTAAAATGACCTTAAGCCAGTTAGAAGACTATCTAATAAGTGCCAGTCATGATAGCCAAGGGCGAAGGTTAGCAATGGAAGAGTATAACCGGAAAAAACTTGATCTTATTTCCAAACCTCATTGGTCTGTAATACCGTCATTTTTACTTCTAGTTATATCAGTGTTTATTTCATTATTAGCTTTATTTTTATCAATTAAACAACAATTGGCATAGGTTATTGTAACAGTGAAAAACATAAATATATTATCGCTATCGCAAGCGGCGAGTGATCTCTCTCCTGATGCATTTTCTTTATATAAGAAGCATTACGGCATAGATATTAAAAATAATGAGGTGTCTGACTTACAGTCATTGGTAAGCAGAATGTACCAAATAACGCCATTCGTTAACCTTTTCAATGAGTTTTATGTTGGTTATAAGATACAACACATTAGTAAAGAATTCGATCTATTAAGATTTGGGGAAAACTATATAATTAACATTGAGTTAAAGAATTCCAGTTCTGAAGATAAAATATCTAAACAATTATATAGAAACAGATATTATCTTAACCACATAAACAAAAATGTACATAATTTCACTTATGTTGTGTCTACTAATACATTGTATAGGCTTGATAATATCAATGGTCTTCAAAAAGTGGGAATTGACCTTCTGATTCAGTTACTCGGCAACCAAAAACTACTTCCTACACACAATCCAGATGATTTATTTAACCCATCGGATTATCTAGTTTCACCTTTTAACTCGACAGATAAGTTTGTTCATGGTCATTACTTCCTGACTAATCAACAAGAAGAATTTAAGAAAAATATCACCAATAAACTAGTTAGTAGTAATGCAACCGAGTTCTTCGCTATTACTGGTGGTGCGGGCACAGGTAAAACGCTGTTAACTTATGACATCGCAAGATCTATGATGCCAACCCATCGATGCTTAATTGTTCATTGTGGTAACCTAAATCAAGGTCATTATCGGCTCAACGAATTGGGTTGGAATATCATTCCTATTAAAAATTTAGGCTATCAAAACCTAAATAACTTTGATTTAGTTGTCTTAGACGAAGCCCAAAGAATCAAAAGTTACCAACTTAATAATTTAATACCTAACGCATTAAACACGAATACTAACGTCATTTTTTCATACGATCAAAAACAAACACTTTCCTCTAGTGAAGCGTTTGCAAATATAGAGGGGAAAATTGATAACATTGCTAATGTACTAAAGTGCAAACTGTCTGACAAAATCAGGACTAATAAAGAGATAGCTAACTTTATTAAGTTAATATTTAATTCAAAAAGAAGTGATGTTTCTTTTTCGGATTGCGGAAACGTTGATTTCGAGTACTTTACAAACAGTAATGATGTGAAAAACTATACTAGATTGATTAGTAGTGAAGGTTGGGAGGTTCTTAAACTAACAGCATCACTTAAAAACCCAGAATACCATCAGACTTATTCAGATAATGCTAACAGTTGTTCCCATGAAGTAATAGGTCAAGAGTTTGATAACGTAGCGGTAATAATGGATCAATACTTTTCATACGACGGTGAAGGTAAACTAACTTATAATTCTAAAACTTATTACGACTCAGTTAGAATGTTGTTTCAAAATATAACTAGGACTAGAAAGAAACTTAAGATAATAATCATTCAAAACGGAATTATCTTAAATAGATGTATGGATATTTTGGGGTAAACATTAATTGTTAGGGCTACTTGAGTAGCCCTCATGTCAAATCATATTCTTAAGTATTCTCGCATACTTAAGTATTTGATGTGCAACTTCGCTGTCCGTCGAAGCGCCTAGTTCTAATAATGCAACTCCAATCAAAACTTGCTGAGCTGTGACTAGTTGGCCAGTTGGAAGCTCTAAGCGATCATGTCTCATGATGAAGTTTTCCCACTCTTCACAGATGCTCAGCTCCCTGCCCTTATTCATCCTCATTAACCGTTTACACTCTGGAGGAATGGATTTCCCCTTATCCCATTCTTTGATTGTTCTCACACTTTTTAAACAAAGTTTGGCAGCGTCTTCGATGGTTAAACCACATTCAAATTCACGAAAAATATAGTTTTTAGTCATTTC